CCGATCATCCCCGTCGAGTACGCCGCAACGCTCGGCACGGCTGGCGACATCATGCTGGTCGACCTGTCGCAGTATCTGGCGATCGACAAGGGCCCGACACAGTTCGCGTCGTCGATCCATGTCCGCTTCATCTACGACGAGACGTGCTTCCGCTTCGTCTACCGGTTCAATGGCCAGCCCATCTGGTCCAACCCGATGACGCCCTACAAGGGGACGGCCACGCAAAGCCCGTTCATCACGCTCGAAACACGCGCGTAACGAGCCGAACCGAACCGGGGCTTTGGCCCCGGCCTTTGCCTCATCAGACTCACACAGGAGATCAACGGAATGACCAAGTTCACATTTCCCCAGCAGATGAAGCTGGTCGAAGCCCTGCCGCCAGCTGCCGATGCCGCTGGCCGCTCCTCGGATATCGTCAGCCTCAAGAATGCCGGCAAGGCATACGTGAAGGTCCACCTTGCGCAGGGCAATGCCGCGACGGTTGCCCTTGCCATCATGCAGGCGACAGATGTTGCTGGTACCGGCGCCAAGCCCCTCGCCAATGCCGTACCGATCTGGGCAAACCTCGATACCTCGCTGACCGATACGCTCATTCGGCGCAGCGATGCGGTGAGCTACACCACGGATGCGGCGGTGAAGAACAAGCAGGTCATCTTCGAGGTCGACCCTGCACAGCTCGACCTCGCCAATGGTTTCGACTGCATCTACCTGACCACGGGCGCCTCGAATGCCGCGAACATCACTCAGGCGGAGTTCATCCTGGTGGATCTGCGGTATCAGCAGTCCACGCCGCCCTCTGCCATCATCAACTGATCGCTGAAGCTCCGCCGCTCGCCGGCGGTGCCTTGCTCCAGCAGAAGGATCTCCCATGTTCGTTGATCGCTGAAGCTCCGCCGCTCGCCGGCGGTGCCTTGCTCCAGCAGAAGGATCTCCCATGTTCGTTCGCCAACTGATCGGCCGCGAAGCCGGCAATATCATTACCCTCCCGTATGTCGCCGCGACGTCCAGCCTCGCCATGGGCACCTGCGCCCCGGTCACGGACGAGGAGATTGCGGAAGCCGGCCTCATCGAGGTCAAAGAGTTCCGGCATCCGTCGCCGGAAGAGATGCCGCGAGGATTGCGCGCGGTACCGTCTCTTGGCGGCGGCTTTGATGTCGTCGACGATGGCGGCGTTATCCTCAACGAGGGTTTCCTTCCGAACCTTCCGGCGGCCAGATCCTTTGCAACCGATCTCATTGCGTCGCAAAGCACAACGGCTGCACTCGACGTCGAGGCCGACGTCGAAACCGATGTCGTTTCGCCCCCGCCGATCGACTTCGATAAACTGACGCGCAAGGAACTTGAGGCTCTTGCGGCTGATCGCGGCGTCGACGTGTCTGGCGCACGCACCAAAGACGACGTTATTGCTGCACTTCAAGCTGCTAACCAGGCTGCGCATCAGGCCACCTCCGAGGCGCAGGCCTGATGCGGGGCATCCTGCGGATCGTCACGCCAGCGGCAGATCTGGCGCTGCTGACACCGGACGAGAGACGGGCTGCAGCAGGCCTGCGCTCCGTGGACACTTCGCAGGATCCGATGCTCGAGGCGATGGATCGACGTGTCGCTGCGGCAATCTGCGCAGAATGCAATGTCGCCATTGCGGCGGGGGCTGTGCCGACGCTTCTTCAGGAAACGTTGGAAGAAACATTCCGTGGCGTTCGCGGTGAGGACCTTCTGCTTGCGCGCCGTCATGAGGTGGAAATCGTCTCGCTCAATATCGGCGGATCGATGCTGACCGGGACCGATCATTACGTTGATCCAGAGGTCGGGATCCTGCGCCGGCTGTACGACGACCAGATCGTGACTTGGGGGGCGGGGAAGATTGTCGTCACCTACAAGGCAGGCTTCCAAGAGATTCCGGCCGACCTGAAGATGGCGGCGCTCGACTTCTTCCGCTTCGCCTGGCTGGAACGCGAGCGCGATCCTTCGCTGAAGAGCGAGGAGATCGATGTTCCCGATGTGATGCGCACAAAGCGCGATTATTGGGTCGGTGCCATTCCCGGCCGCTCCGGTGAAGCCGCTGTTCCGCCTGTCGTGGCAGGTCAGCTCATCCGATACCGCAACCTTTTGGGGCCGTGATGTTCAAGGCTGAGGAAGCTATCGCCGAGCTGGACAAAGCGCTGGCGGTGAGCGGGGAAGTCATCTCGCTTTATCGCTACGAGGGAAATGTCTCGCCTCGGGTCAAGGCGCACGAAGTCACGGTCAACGCTTTTGTGCGCCCGGTGAAGAACGACGAGCTCGTTGGCGACATTAAGCTCACCGATCTCATGGTGATCATCAGCCCATCCGGCTTGGGTGGGCTTGCTCCGCTGAGGAAGAGCGACAAGGTCGTTGTTGACGGACGGGAACTGAACATCGAGATCCCGAAGCCGATACGGATGCAAAGTGTGCTCGTGCGCTATACGCTTTTGGCGCGCGGCTGATGGCCAACTTCGATGCGTTCGACCGCGAACTCCAGCTTGCGACAGTGGATCTTGAGCCTGANTGTGCTCGTGCGCTATACGCTTTTGGCGCGCGGCTGATGGCCAACTTCGATGCGTTCGACCGCGAACTCCAGCTTGCGACAGTGGATCTTGAGCCTGAGCAGATCAGCAAGGCGCTCGCCGTCTTTGCTCGCCAGGAGCTGCAGAAAGCCCAGAGTGCAGGCGCCAGCCGGGTCTATGATCTCTACGTAAACGGCCGTGCGGCATCTTCCGAGGATGAGGTCGTCGCGCCTGGCCCGATTATCTACGAATTTGCGTTCTGGGAGCCGGTCATCACCTTCGTGCTTGATCGTCTTCGCCAACGTGCGCCAGCCCGATCTGGGCGCTTCAGGGCATCGTTCATCGTCCTGGCGGATCAAGTGCCGGTGACGAACTTCGACACGATCAGCGGCCGGGCTGAGGTCGTGATCACGAACTTTCAGCCGTACGTCCGCAAGGCCGAGACCGGGCAGTTGAGCACCAAGCGCAATGCCATCTTCGACGGGGCAAAGCGCGACGCTGCACGGCGGTTCGGCAACGAGGGTCGGAATACACCTGCCGCCTTCCATTTCGAGACGAAGTGGCTCGACATCCGTTCGGGCGTCCATCCGCAAATGCCATATGTCCTCAAGCGCGGGGGCACCCGCAAAGACCGGCAGAAGGGCATGCCGATCACCTATCCCTCTGTCGTCATGAACATGGTGTTCTGAATGTCCAGCCTCAACGCTTACAACCTCATCATGACCCGTCTGGCTGAGTGGGTAGAGACGCCGGTTTCCGAAGAGAATGATGGCTTCAGTACACCCGATGTTCCCGCGCCCTTCGTTTATGTCGAGGTTGTCGGCGACCTGCTCGAACAGCAAACCGTTGGCGCACCTGGCAACAATCTTTGGCTCGAGTCCGGTGTTGTCTACCTGCATGTGATGACGCCGAATGGAGCCGGCAGCCGGGACGCTCGGGGCATTGCCGAACGCCTGACCATGCTCTTCCGGGAGCGCCCGCTCGAAGACCTCCATCCCCGACAGATGTCGATCGGCGCCGGTGATCCCGGCCGTTCCTTCGGCGGCTACTACGCCATGACAGCCACGATCACGTGGGACCGTCAGGATTACACCACCAACCCATAACGCCTGCGGGCCATATCTGGAGAACTAGCCATGACAGTTGCCGAAGGGTCGCAGACGCGGCTTGCCTATCTCGTGGAAACCGCCATCGGCGTCATTCCCGCCACGCCTTCGTGGAAGTCGCTGCGCTACACGAGCGAAAGCATCACGCTCGAAAAGCAGACGGCCATTCCGGACGAGATCCGGGACGATCGCAACGTCTCTGACATCGTCGATGTTGGCCGCTCCGTCACGGGTCCGATTAACGGCGTTCTGAGCTACGGCACCTATGACGATCTCTTCGCCGCGCTGTTCTGCTCGGACTGGACCGGCGACGTCCTGAAGAACGGGCGCACGCCAAAGACTCTCGCTTTCGAGAAGACGTTCGAGCAGGGTGCGGCCGATGCCTACACGCGTTATCGCGGCTGCCGGATCAATACCCTCGACCTGCAGCTGAACGCAAAGCAGTTCATCACCGCGAACTTCGGCGTGATGGGTCTCGGTTCGCCGGCGCCTGCCACGGCCATCATCGCCGGCGCCACCTACGCCGCTGCGTCGACCACGCCCGTCCTGAACGCAGCGCTCAATATCGGCACGTTGACGATGGGCGGCGTTGCGGCATCTCCGAAGCTGCAGGCTGCATCGATCCGGATCAACAACAACATCTATGCGAACGAAGTCTTGGGGCAGTACGAGACGTACAGCCATGGTCTCGGCCGCTTCGACGTTTCCGGCTCGGTCACGGCGCTGTTCGAGAACCTCGATCTCTACAATGCGATCCTGAACCATGACGACCTGTCGCTGGCGCTCACAGTCGGCGCGGCGACGGGCGCGAAATACACCCTCGCAATCCCGAAGATGAAGGGCATGAGCGGCGGGCCAATGGTTCGCGGCAACAATCAGTCGGTTATCATCGAAATGCCTTTCCAGGCGAAGTTCGATCCGACGTCCGCCGCATCGATGGTGCTGACGAGGGCTGTGGCATGACCAAGAAGCTTGATGAGAAGCTCGTCACCTTCACGCCGTCCGAGACCTTCGACGGCTACCCGGACGAGAAGACAAAAACCCGCTTTACCGCAGGCGTCGAAAGCGTACCGGTGCCCGAAACCTATGCGCAGCTGATGCGAGACAAGGGGCTGGTCGCCCCGCGCACGCAGCTCCGCGAACCGAAAGAGGACGCGATCAATGAACAGGCGTAGCTTTCTGAAAGCCGCGCCAGCCGTTGTTGCTCTGCCGGCGGTTGCCTTTGCCAGCGTCACGGCTCCCGAAGGTTTCCACCGCATATCCGTTGAGGAAGGTGATCCCGGCTACATCCCCTACGGAATGCTGCGCGGAGACAGGAAGAAAGTCAGCATCTTTCTGAATGGGCAGAAGGAGCCGGCAGTCATTACAGCCGACGCTCGTGAGGGCTGGATCAAAAAGCATATTCGCACGCCGGACGGCAACTACGCTCACGCGCGCGGCGAGCTTCTGACGGAGGTCGTCCACGGCGCCGTCGTCATTGAAATTTCGAACAAGGACACAGTGAAATGACCGTCAAGCTCGCATCGCTCAAGGCCGACTTGACCCGCGAAGAGAAGGGTGACTGGATCGAGTTTCCCGACTGGCCCGGTGTCGAGTTCAACGTCTCGTCCCTCCATCTGCCGGCATACCGGACACAACGTGAGTTGCTGATGCAGCGGCTCGGCCGGAAGTACAAGAAAAAGCCGGTACCGCCGAACGTCATGCTCGTCGAGCTGGGCAAACTCTACCACGAGCATCTGCTCCACGGCTGGCGCGGTCTCGACGTTGCCTATGATGCAGCGACGGCGGCCGAAATCATGACCAACCCCGAATATCGGAACGTCATCTCGGCGGTGGAATGGTGCGCCGCAGCTGTCAGTGAGATCGAGGTCGAGTACGACGAGGAAGAAGCGGGAAACTCCGAGCAGCCTTCCGAAGCCGCCTAGAGCGTTCGGGGGCTGCAAAACACCAGTCGTGGATCGATGAAATCGCCGAAGCCTATCCCGACGAGGATTGGCTGACAGCTGACGAGGACGCCGGGGACGAGGACTTTGAGCCTCGCCCCTGGCACGAGTTCTACTTTCGTGCCTTCGATGCCATCCGGTTTGACCGGCAATACGGCGCGATGGGTGGCGAAAGCCCGATCTCGTACATGGTGATGAGCCAGTATGCGCGGGACCACGGCCTGACGNGATGCCATCCGGTTTGACCGGCAATACGGCGCGATGGGTGGCGAAAGCCCGATCTCGTACATGGTGATGAGCCAGTATGCGCGGGACCACGGCCTGACGCTCGATGAGTTCGAGCACTTCCGGCGCTTCATGGGCCTGCTCGACAGCGTCCATCTGGAAACAGAAGCGCTGAAGGCAAAGCAGAAAATAGCAGCTCCAGCGAGCTGACGTCCTCCGAGGTAGATCATGGCCATGGAACTTCGTTCGCTGCGCGTCGCGGCGGATCTCGATGCGAACGGATACGCCGCCGGCGCAAACCGCAAGGTTGCCGCCGACCGGGCCATGTCGGAGTCTGGCCGGCAGGCTGCGCAGGCCATGGAAGCTGTCGGGACAACAGCCGCCTCGACCAACACGAAGATCTCGTCGGCGGCCGACGGGATCGAGCGGATCAAGCGCCAGTTCGTGACCGGCTATGCCGCCCAGGCAGACTTTGATCGCGGATTGAAAACTGTGGGCGCCGGCCTCGACAAAGGACGTCTGTCTGCCGAGCAAGCCTCGGTCGCGGTGGAAAACCTGTCGCGGAAATACGGCGTGGCGGCCGACGCATCGCATTCTGTTGCAAAGGGCAATGCTGCGCTGTCGCAGGCGATCGCCGAAGCCAACGGTCGGATCACCGCTCAGAGTGCTGCTGTCGACGACCTCGCGCAATCCTATCAGCGCATGGCAGCCGAAGCACGTCTCGCGCAGGCGGCGGAACAGGCGGCATCGCAGGCGCAGGCCAGCATCAACCGGACGCTCGGCGTGGGCGCTGCTGCGGGCAGTCGAGCATCAGACAGCGCATCTGTCTTTGCCGAAGAGCTTGCGCGTCGGGAAGAAATGGAGCGTCTTCGCGCCACACAGACGGGGAGCGCATTTGCCAGCGACTTGAACGCCCGCCTTGGCGTCAATGGCAACGGCACGTCCGCGCGCGGCTCGGCTGCCGTGTTCGAGGAGGCTGCACGTGAGGCAGATCGGTTTGCCCAAAAGGCAACAGCGCTGCGGGCACAACTCGACCCGGTTGGCGCGTCTCAGGCGCGGCTAAACAGCGAGTTGGCGGAATATGCCATGCTTGCCGATCGTGCCGAGATCAGCACGACGGAACTGGCTCAAGCGCAGACCATGGCTCGGGCTCGCCACGAGCAATATGTGGCCAGCCTCGATCGCAATCCTGTGAATGACAACAAGCCCAACCATACCGCAACGAACGCGATGTTCCAGTTTCAGGATATCGCGATGACCGCAGCCGGCGGAATGAGCCCTGCCATGATCGGCCTTCAGCAAGGTTCGCAGCTTGCCGGAGGCTTTGCCGGCATGGGCATGAAAGAGGCCATCACGACGACAGGTGCCGCCCTTGTCAGCCTTGTCAGTCCTCTGTCGATCGCCACGATCGGACTGACGGCCGGCGCTGCGGCGGCCATCCAGTTCGGTATCGGTCTGGCAACCTCTGAGGAGGATGCAAAGAAGCTCGACACTGTCTTGCAGAACCATGGGAACGTGCTGAAGGCACTGGAGGAGCGGTATGGCTCCCTGATTGCGAAAGCCAAGGGCTTCTCGATGCAGGGCGTCAATGCGCTTAACTTCCAGGCGGGCGCTGATATCCGTGGCCTTCGAAACTCGACCAAGGTCACCGGCGACGAGTTCTTCGATGAAGTCGGCACACTGACGCGTGGCGGTTACGTTGCAAAGAGCGAGATGTTTGGCCAGAACTTCTCGGCCTTCAATGATGCAATCACGAAACTGCGTAACGGCGTGAAAGCTGGAAAGCCCGACTTCGAGGCATTCTACGACAGCCTCTACAAGACGGCTGCCCTTAAGCCGGAATATGCAAAGCAGGCCGACGAGATCGCAAAGCTGGTTGCACCGTTACAGGCAGCGGCGCAGGCCTTGGCGGAAATGGAGCGGGCCCAGCGAGCGTTGCAGAACGCTGGCAGCCGAAACTATGGTGATGTCGGAGCCGCTTTTGCTGCAGACCAGGCGTTTCGCCAGCTCTCGATGCAGCGCTCGGCAGAACTTGAGGCAGCGGAGATGCGCGCTCGAACACCTGCCGAGCACGCGGCCGTCGCCCGCCAGCGAGAAGAAAACACTTACAATCCTATCGAGTCCGTCCCGACCCGGACCATGCGAATCCAGCTTGCGGAGACGCAGGCGCTCACGCGTGCCGAGTATGAGTTGAAGGAAGCGCAGAGCCAGCGCATCCGTCAGTATGATGCAGACATGGCCGCCATGCGCGCGAAGTCTCCAGCCGACAAGGAAGCGGCCGCCCGAGCGCAGGCCGCTGTCCAGATCGTCGATGGTGAGGACGCGGCGGCGCGACAGTCGCGGGTCGCCATGGCAGGCACGCAAGCTCGTGTCCAGGCCGAGTATCAGCTTTCCGAGGCGCAACAGGAGCGTGTCCGCTCTCTGCAGGAGGGCATTCGCCAGCAGGAGATGGAGATCGCTGTCATCGGGCAGACGGTTGGCAAGACGGCTGAATTGCAGACGCAATATTCGCTTCTGTCTCAGCTCCGGTCTGAGGCGGCTCGCAACGGCATCACGTCGGAGGCCGAGTTCCAGCGCGTGTTCGGTCAGGAGGTCGAGCTGATCAACCAGGCGGCCGCCGCGCATGGCCGCCTTGCGGAAGCGCGTGCGCGTGCGCAGCTGTCAAACGATCTGCAGTTCGAGCGTGACCAGCTTTACCGATCTTCGGAAGATCAGCAGATTGCATCTCGTCAGCGCGGCGCCGGGTTGTCCGTAGACCTGTCGTCGCAAGAAGCTCTGATGATGCGCCAGAACATGCAGATCGCTGCGCTGCGCGACGGCATCACCGGCTTTTTCACCGATTTTCGCGACGGGCTTGAGCAGGGTGACAGCATCGGCGAGGCGTTCGGGAATGCGCTGTTGAACGGCCTGATGAAGGTGACGAACTGGATCACCGACAGTCTGATCGACAGCTTCGTGTCGAGCATCATCGGCAAGCCCGGTAGCGGATCGACGGCAGGCACCGGGATCTTCAGCCTGATTGGCACGGCCGCGCCTGTTGCTGGTGCAGCCGCGTCGACCGCGTCGGCCGGCGCCGGGATTGCGAATACGGTTGCTGCGGCTGCAAACGACAATGCAGTCCGGAGCGCAGCGGGATCGGCTCTCAGCTTCGTCGGCAACTACAAGAGTGGCGTCGATGCGAAACTGACGGACATCCTGAACACGGCTGCGCAGCGCTTCCCGGGCTTCAAGGTCGACGCGATGTCGGGCTTCCGGCCTGGTGATCCGCGCTTTCATGGGCAGGGGCTGGCGACAGACGTCAAGATCACCGACCTCGCTTCAGGCAAGATGCTCGGCAATTATCAGGATGCGTCGAGCTTCCGGACCTATGAGCAGTTCGCGCAGACAGCCCGTGGCGTACAGATGGAGAAGTATCCGGAACTCGCGCAGGATTTGCGCTGGGGCGGTTATTTCAGCGGCGGCAAGGGCAAGTATGGCGCCGCGGATACCATGCATTTCGACCTTGCCGGCAGGCGCGTCGGCATGGGCGGCGGGTCGTGGGAAGGTGGCCTCAACTCCTCCCAGCGCGCATTGTGGCCGGGTGCTCAGAGCGAGGGCATGGATACGGCGACAGCTGCCGTCAACAAGCTGGCCGCTGGTAGCCAGAATGCTGCGCAAAGCGCCGGCGGCCTTGCGTCTGCAAACAATGTTGCAGCTGAGGGAATGACCAACCTCGGCGGTGGCCTGTCCAAATTCGGCCAAGCCTTGGCAGCCGCTCAATCTGGCGGGGGAGGACTGTTGAGCGCGTTGACGTCGCTTACGGGCATCGGGCAGAGCATTTTCAACAGTTCAGCCCAGTTCAGCGGAGCAATCAGTGGCGGCGTCTGGACTGGCATCTCGGGAGGCGGTTTCGGTCTATACGCCGATGGCGGCTTCACAGGGCATGGTGGACGCAATCAGCCAGCCGGCGTCGTCCATAAAGGCGAGATCGTCTGGTCGCAGAGTGACATCGCGCGCGCTGGCGGCATTGGTGCCGTCGAAGGCATGCGCTTGGGATGGCGTGGTTATGCCGACGGCGGGCTTGTGGCTGGTCCTCATCGCCGATCGACGATCAGGCAGGCCGCGAACAATCATGGCGGGAGCGGGTCGAGCGGGCGGATCAAGGTCGACGTAGGCGTCTCGGTTGATGACCAGGGGAACCTTAAGGCCTACGTCAAGAACGTCGCGCAGGAGGAAGGCCAGCGGGCAGCAAGCGAGGCGGTCGACGAGAACAACCGGCATATTCCGTACATGATCGAAGAACATGGCCGCAACCCGCGCAAGAGGATGGCAGGATGACGGTCACCTATCCGTACTCCCTCGCCACCTTCGCCGATCAGCTGGCGATTTCCACCGTCGTCTGGGACATCCAGCGGAATGACGAGAACTCAGGCGGCGGCGACGGCCGCCTGTGGCAGGCCGAGCTTTCCAGCCCGCTCTGGATCGGGACGGTCGAGCTGATCATGATGCCGAACAACCGGGCAAAGCAGATCGCCGCATTGATCCGCAAGCTCCATGGAATTCAGGAGAGTTTCTACCTCGGCGACCCGCTTTCCCTGTATCCGCAGAGCGATCCGACGGGCTCGGTCCTCGGCGCGTCGACGGTCACGATCGCATCGATCTCGAGCGACCGTTCGGCGATCGCCTTCTCGGGACTGCCGGCCGGATATGTCTTGACGCTGGGCGACAAGTTCACGGTCCTCTATGGCAGCAATCCGCAGCGCGTAGGCTTCTTCGAGATATCCGAGACCGCGACAGCGAACGGAAGCGGCAACACGGGGCAGATTGGCGTCTTCCCGTATGTCCAGAGCGGGATCTCGGCTGGCCAGGCCGTCAGGCTCGCCAAGCCCTACTGCAAGTGCGTGATCATGCCCGGCTCGCACAATCCCGGAAGTGCCCGCAAGCTCCATACCGAGGGCGCGGGCTTCAAGGTGATCCAGAAGAAATGAGAAACGTCGATCCTGCTTTCTACACGGCGCTGGTCAACCAGCCCGCCCACCCGCCAGCGCATCCCCGGTAACATCNCATGCCCGGCTCGCACAATCCCGGAAGTGCCCGCAAGCTCCATACCGAGGGCGCGGGCTTCAAGGTGATCCAGAAGAAATGAGAAACGTCGATCCTGCTTTCTACACGGCGCTGGTCAATGCGCGTGAGCGCGGAATTGTGCCTCGCAAACTGGTGAGCATCATCGGCACGCTTCTGACCAGCATGACGCCGAAGATCGTCAGCTTCTGGTCGGAGAACGACGACGAGTCGATCACGGTCACGAGCGGACTGACCGGGCTGACGGAAACACGGCTCTTCTACGGTGGCGTGGGCCTCGATGTCGGGCCGATACCGCGCGTGACCGATCTTACGGTCCAGACGGTCACTGTCAGCGCAAGCCAAATCGCGCCCGCTATTCAGGAGGCCGTGCGCGGCATGAACATCCGGCTTGCGAAGGTCGAGATATGGGACGCTCTGCTTGATCCTGGCTCGCGCCTTCTGGCCGCTGCGCCCGCTCTCGTCTGGATCGGCGAGGTCGACGGATCTCCGATCGAGACGCCGGGCGTCGGCGGTCAGGGAAGCGTCAAGATCAAGACGAATTCGGACGCGATCTCGATGCTCACCCGCAAGAACCCGGCCAAGTCTTCCGCGGAAGAACAGAAGAAACGGCAAGACGATGATTTTGGCAAATACGCCGGCGCCGTCAAAAACTGGAAGCCGAACTGGGGGCAGAAATGATCGAGCTGAAGCGCCTCCCGCTATGGGTTGGGCCGTTCAATGACGTTCTCGACGAGATGCGTCGCACGCCCTTCGACTGGAAGACAAACGACTGCGCCTGCAAGTTCGCCGGACGCATCGTCGAGGTGCTTACGGGCGAGAACATCTATGCCGAGTTCGATGGCGCCTATGATGATGCGGAGTCGGCTTATCGCGTCATGCGCGGCGCTGGTTTCAAGGATCTTGCGGACATGGTGGCGGCCTACCTGCCGGAATACGGTCATCCATCCGAAGCGCAGATCGGCGACATCATGGCCATCCCGACCGCTTCGGCATTCGTGCATGGGCTCGGTGTGCTCAATGGCGAGCGGATCTTCACGCTCGGCGAGTCCGGCATCAATCACATTGACCGATCGGCCGCCACGCGCGCCTTCCGGGTTGGATAGACCATGAACTTCATCATTCTGTTTTTGACCGCCGCATGGTTCGTGCTGGCGCCGGCGGAGCCTGCGCATGCGGAGCCCATCAGCGGACTGATCGCGGCGATATCCACCGCGGTTGCCAGCGCCAGCGCTCTGACGAAGATCATCCTTGGCATCGCTTTCAACCTTGCCTCTTCCCTGTTGCAGAAGGCGTTGGCGAAAACGCCTCAGCAGAAGCCGATCGGCGTCAAGCTCGACATCGAGATCGGCGACGACACCCCGGTTGCAACCGTGGTTGGGTACTACGCGACCTCCGGAAAGCGGAAGTATGTTCAAACGTGGGGGGATTTCCGCAAAACGCCGAACGCAAACCTCACGCAGGTGATCGAGCTCGGCAACCTGCCGATGTCGAAGACGGGCATTCAGGATCTTGTTCTCTGGGTCGACGATCAGAAAGCCGAGATCCTGTTCAACGAGACACCCGACGAGAACGGCTATCCGATCAAGCAGTTTCGAGACGATGACGACAGAGGCGGCGACGTCGGTAGCGGCATCGACGATTACGCCTGGATCAAGTTCTACAATGGCTCGCAGACCACGGCAGATCCGTTTCTGCTGGAGCACTT